CCCGATTTTTATTTAGTGGGTGGGGTTTTGGATTGGTTAAAGGGTGGGGCTGTGGGTTAATTGTTGGGCTGTGGATTGTGGCTGATGGTGGGCTGTGGGTTGGGTTTGTAGGTTAAGGGGTGAGCATGCAAATTGAAACGCTGGCGATTGATGACCTGGTGCCGTATGCGCGGAACAGCCGGACGCATGACAACGCGCAGGTGGCGCAGATTGCGGCCAGCATCCGCGAGTTCGGGTTTACGAATCCGGTGCTGGTGGATGGCGCCGGCGGAATTATTGCCGGACACGGGCGCGTGTTGGCTGCGCGAGCAGTGGGGTTGAACGCGGTGCCGTGCGTGCGGTTGGCGCATCTGACGGAGGCGCAGCAGCGGGCGTATGTGATTGCCGATAACCGGCTGGCGCTGAATGCCGGGTGGGATGAGGGTATGGGTAGAGTGGTGGGTCGATGTGGTGGCTGGGTCGGGGCGGTGATTTAGATCATGAGTCAGCGCGGATCATTCTCAGCCTATGCCGAGCATATCGGCGCCAGCGCGCCTTACGTGAGTAAGCTGAAGGCGCAGGGGCGGCTGGTGATTGTGAAGAATGAGGCCGGGAAAGACGAGGTGGATTTTGTGTTGTCGGACAGACTGGTGCGAAATACGGCGGATTTGTCGCGGGCTGGGAATGGGGCGAACGCCAAGCCTGCCGCCGCGCCGAGTGCGCCGAGCGTGCCGCCGGTTGAGACGATGACCGGCGCCAGCCGCAATGATGCGACGTTCCGGCAGGCGCACACGCATGAGAAGGTTTTTGCGGCGAAGAAGATTGAGCTTGAATACAAGAAGCTGGCGGGGGAACTGGTGGAGCGCAAGCGGGTGCAGGATGCGGCTTACACCATCGGGCGCATGATGCGCGATTCTATTTTGGCGGTGCCGACCCGTCTGGCGCCGGAACTGGCCGAGCTGCGCGATGCGTGGGAGATCGAGCGTCGCATCGCCGCCGCGCTGCGGCAGGTGCTGGATGACGTGAGCAAGATCGCCGATGCGGATTTGGAGAGGGCGATGGAGGCATGAGCAACGAGTTTTGCTGGAAATGGTAAAATCTAACGACTTATTGAGAGGAAAGAACATGACACGATCAGAAGCGATAAAACTAGCAGAGCAATGTGGGTTCACTTGGCTGGCCGCTATTGACTACGGCGATCAGCTTATGAACGTTTGCCAACAAAGCTCAATTACGTAGAACGTGAGGCATGCGCGCAGGCATGNNAGGCACACGCGGCGGAGACCGCAAAGTTATACGGGAAACGAAGATTACGGACACCAATCTTAAAGTTGTCGCCTTGGATTGTGCCGAGCTGATACGGATGCGCTCTGACGAGAAATAGCCTCGCATGAGCGCCGTGCTGGCACACATTGACGGGTATCAGGCTTACAGCGGCGGGTTTGCGCGTGGGTTGGAGCCGGATCCGGATTTGTGGATTGATGAGTGGGCGGATGCGTATATGCGGATTCCGCGCGGGAATGGCGCGGAGGTGGGTAAGTATCGCACTGACCGCACGCCCTTCGCGCGCGAGGTGATGCGCTGTCTGTCGCCGGGACATCCGTGCAAGCGCGTGGTGGTCAAGGTGGGCTCGCAATTATTCAAAACCCAAGTTGGTATCAATTGGATAGGTGCGAGCATTCACCAGGCGCCGGCTAATATGCTGGTGCTTTTGCCTACCAGTAATCTTGCCAAGCGCGTATCCAGCCGGATAGCAAAGACGGTGGACACGGTGACAGAGTTGCGCACGCGCGTGGCGCAGCCACGTAGCCGTGACAGCAAAAACACAGTGGATACCAAAGAGTTTTCCGGGGGCACGCTGTACATTGTCACCGCCGGGTCTGCGGCGAACCTGGCCGAGGTGCCTGCGCGGTATATCTACGGCGATGAGGTGGATCGCTGGGAGGTGAGCGTGGACTCGGAGGGCTCGCCGATTGATCTCGCCGAGACTCGCGCATCGACGTTCGGGCGCAAAGCAAAATTTTATTATACCAGCACGCCTACGGAGGAAGGGGCGAGCGCGATTGATGATTTGTTCAAGCAGGGCGATCAGCGTCGCTACTACGTGCCCTGCCCTGCCTGCGATTACCGGCACACGCTGGAACTGGAGAATCTGCACTGGGCCGAGGATAGGAAGACGGCGTGGATGGCGTGCCCCGAGTGCCCAGTGCAGATTGATGAGCGGCACAAGGGCGACATGCTGCTGCGCGGCGAATGGCGGGCGCAGGCGCAGGGTGATGGCGAGACGGTGAGCTTTGAGTTGTCGGCGCTGTACGCACCGCTGGGGTGGGTGAGCTGGCTGGGCATCGCCAAGCAATACATCAAAGCCAAGACCGCCATGGCTCGCGGCGACACTGAGCCGATGCAGGTGTTTTACAACACCCGGCTGGCGAAGTGTTGGGACAACGTGACCGAGCGGGTGAAAGCCGATCAACTGCGGGCGCTGGCGGAGCCGTACAAGATGGGCGTCGCGCCGATGGGGGCGCTGCTGCTCACGGCTTCGGTGGATACGCAGGGCAACCGGCTGGAGTGCAAGATCATGGGATGGGGCCAGGGGCTGGAGCGCTGGGTGGTGAATTACCACGTGATCAGCGGCTCGCCAACGGAAAGCGCGACGTGGGACGAACTGGACGAAGTGCTGCGCACGCCTGTCCAACACGCCGGCGGTAAGCTGCTCATCATCCGTGCCGTTACGATTGACACGGGCGGCACGGCGGCGCAGGAGGTTTACGATTTCTGCCGCAAGCGCAAGCGTCGCTACATCAACGGCATGGAGCAGCGCGTGCTTGCCATCAAGGGCGCGAGCAAGGCGGGCCGCCCGATCATCTCCAGCAGGCCGAGTTCGGTGGACATCAATCTGCGCGGGCGCGTGGAAAAGTTCGGCGGCGAGTTGTGGATGATCGGCACCGACACCGCGAAGGACTGGATTTACAACCGGCTGCTGCTCACCAACGGTCCGGGCGCCATCCACTACAGCGCCGAACTGCCGGATGAGTATTTCGTTCAGCTTACCGCCGAGCACCGCAAGACGCGCTACGTGAAGGGCTATAAGCGCGTCGAGTGGTACAAGGCCAAGGCTGACCGCAACGAGGCCTTTGACCTGATGGTCTATAACCTCGCCGCCGCGCACCATCTGGAGCTGCACCGCAAGCCTGACCTGTGGTGGACGCGGTTGCGCGACGCGCTGTGCCCGGCGACGGGGGATTTGTTTGATGCGGCAGCGCCTGCACCAGTGCCGCCGCTGCCGCCCACTCCGGTGAGCGTGAGCGGCGGCATATCGCTTGAGGGATGGAAGCGCGGCAAGTGAAGGACGAGGATTTAATCCGGTCCGTGCTGGTAAAGGTAATGGCGCTGCAGCCGCTGTTCACCGAGTCGATGGCGCTGGAAGTGGAGCAGAAAATCAGGCACGAATGGGGCGGGGAGGAAGTGTACGTAGGGAAGGACATGCGACGGCAGCCGCACGCCCGCGCACAGATCGAGGGTGATATTGCGGCGAAACGCCCGGCGCGTGAAATAGTGAGCGAACATGGTGTATCGAGCGGGCGCTGAGTGATTTGGCGGCGGGTTTTGTGGGCGCTGGTAAAAGCTAGCGACTTATTAACAGGAGGCAACCATGGATAGCGACAAGGTAGTAAATGTACTCAATGCTCTTGGGTACGGGATCAAGCCAGAAGATGAGCCCCTAGAGGCGATAATGTTGATGCTGGTGGCGCTGGCGGAAGAGATTGAATCCACCAATTTTACCTTACGGGGGCTGATGCCAGGAAAGGCTGGTAGCGGGGAAGGAAGGGTGACCTTGACGCAAGTCTCGATTGCGCTGGGGAAATTATATAGCGGCACAGGACCGGGTGACGAATTGTGGTGTGAGCTTGACTACGAGGCGCTGGAGTTTGCTGTTGGCGCACCGGTAGAGCGGAAATAGCTGGTTAGGAGGTTGTATGGATGGGAACTTTCTTGCTGTCACAGACAAAAAATCAGTTGATATTGTCACGCGTGAGTTTGCAAAAAATGCCGTCGTAAATTGCTGCTACAGCATGATAGAAATTGCCTATGAATTGTACTGCGTCGAGTTTGGCACTGATGAGTTTTGGCGAGTTGCTGTCGGAATTGGCGATTCCCTGCGCGAAAACGGATTCAAGCAGGTGAACTATAAAAATCGACGGTTTTGGGTGAAGAAGCCTAACTTTGTAATTGCGGCTGACCAGAACTAACCCTGCATGAGCGCCGTTCCCCAACTTTACGCCGCTGCCGAGCAGGTGTTCGACCGCGCGGCGGCGCGCAGCCTGGCGCCGCGCAAGCCGCTGACGGTGTCGCAATGGGCGGACGCGCATCGCGTGCTGTCGCCGAAAGGCAGCGCGGAGCCGGGGCAGTGGCGCACGGATCGCAACCCGCTGCTGCGCGAGCCGATGGACGCGCTCTCCGCGCGCTCGCCGGTGCGCGAGGTGGTGTTGATGTGGCCGATCCAGATCGGAAAAACTGAAGTCGCGCTGAATTTTATCGGCTACTCGATGGACCACGACCCCGGCCCGATGATGGTGGCGCTGCCGGGCGACCCGGCGCTGCCCGATGTGTGGGTGGCGCTCACCGACCTGCTCAATCGGCCCATCCAGCACGAGAGCGGCGCGCTGCTCAACGTGGAGGCGACCGCGATTGATGCCGCCGGTCACCGCACCGATTTTGTATACGCTTACGTGCGCGGGCGACACATCCGCCGCCCCATGGCGATATTCGGCGCGGTGCCGAACAACGCGCCGGTATTGAGCAAGGGCAAGATGCTGGATGTGACCCACCGCGACCGCAGCGACCGCTGGGGCATTCGTATTTACCACGTGGGCACGGTGGTGATCAAGCACCGGCTGTATAGCGTGCTGTCGGCGGACGCCGACAAGGCGCCGGAACAGCGCATGTGCCATTTCAGCGCCGACCTGCCGCAGGAGTTTTTCCCCGGCCTGGTGTCGGAAAGCTACAACCCGAGCAAAAACCGCTTCGAGAAAAAGCGCGGCGCCCGCAATGAGCCGCTGGACACCTGGGGGTACAGCTACGCCGCCGCCCACCACCCGGAGCTGTACGCCCACCGCAAGAGCAAGGCCGACTGGGATGCGCTGGCCGCGCGAGTGCAGAAGGGGGGCGGTGTGTCAGCCACGCCGGATGCGCCGGCCGCGCCGCCCGCCGTTGTTGACATGGGCGGCGGCATGTCGCTCACCGGCTGGAAACGCGGGAGCAAACGCAGCAAATGAATGAGGAGGATTTAGTCAGTGATCTGCTGGGGAAGGTGCGCGAGGTGCAACCCATGGTCACCGAGGAACAGGCGCTGGAGGTAGAGCGTGCTATCCGGCAAAAGTGGGGCGGCGATGATGTCTATATCGCAAAGGATATCCGGCGTACCGCCAGGGCACGCGCAAAGATGAAGGTAGCTGTTGCTGTGCGTGGCACAACACCGGATGTAGCCCACGAGCACGGCGTCACCAGGCGCACGCTTTACCGTCTGCTGAAAAAAGATTGACAGTTTCCCCTGATATTGTCACAGCCACCGCTGGCATGGTGGGCACGTTGAACAAATCCCTATAGCGCCCAGTGTAAATTTTCGAGGCTCCGGCAATGCGTGAGGACTAGGTAATGGCAGGCATCACGTTGACGCAAGCCGAGGCGCAACTGGCGTCTTATCTCGCGGCTGAAACCGCCGTTTTGTCCGGCCAAAGCTATGAGCTTGCCGGGCGGCGGCTTAACCGGGCGAATCTGGCCGAGATACAAACCGGCATTGAGACCTGGAATGCCCGAGTGCAAACACTGAGCCAACGTGCTACCGGGCGCACCCGCGCCCGCACTGTTGTGCCGGGGTGGTAATTTTGAAAGAAACCCCTGCCGTCAAGCGCAATTTACTGGATAAAGCCATCGAGGTGATTGCGCCCCGCATGGCGGTGCGCCGTTTGCAGGCCCGCGCCGTGCTGGCCTTGGCCGGCGGCTACACCGGCGCAAAGATTGACCGCGCCTCGCTGGGCAGTTGGCGGCCGGGCGGCGGCAGCCCCACCGCTGATATTGTTGATGATCTCCCCTTGCTGCGCGAGCGCTCCCGCGATCTGGCACGTAATACGCCGGTTGCCACCGGCGCTATCGGCACGCAGGTGACGCATGTGGTCGGCACCGGGTTGTCGATGCAGCCCAGTATTGATGCTGATTTTCTCGGGTTGAGCGAAAGCGAGGCTGACGCCTGGCATGTCAACACAAAGCGCGAGTGGAAGCTGTGGGCGGAATCACGCGACTGCGACGCGGCGCGCACGCTGGATTTTTACGGCATTCAGCGCCAGGCCTTCCGGGGCGTGCTGGAGTCGGGCGACTGTTTCGTGCTAACGCCGAACATTCCCAACCGTGGCCGGCCGCTCGATCTTGCGCTGCAGGTGATTGAGGCCGACCGGGTGATGAACCCGGACCATGCTCGCAACACTGAAACTCTGGTCGAGGGTATTGAATTTGCCGAGACCGGCGAGCCCAGGCGGTATCACGTAGCGAGCACGCACCCCGGCGAGATGCGTCGCGTCAGCAAGTGGGACGCCTACGAGGCCTATGGCAAGAATACGGGGCGACGCAACGTGCTGCACTTGTTTGAGCAGTTGCGGCCCGGCCAGCCGCGGGGCGTGCCGTGCCTCGCGCCGGTGATCGAGCCGCTGAAACAGTTGGGGCGCTATACCGACGCTGAGTTGAATGCTGCCGTGGTGTCGGGCCTGTGGTCGGTGTTTATCAAAATGGACCCCGAAGCATTCCAAGCGCTGTTCGATGATGATGCGAAAAAAACGCTACTCGATCAGTCCAAAGATTGGAGCGGCGAAATGGAGTCGGGCAAGGCGGTTAATCTGCTTCCGGGGGAGTCGGTGGAGGCGCCCAACCCCGGCCGGCCAAATTCTGAGTTTGACCCGTTTGTGACGTCGATTTTGCGCCAGATAGGCATGGCGCTCGAAATCCCGTTTGAGGTTTTGGTGATGCATTACCAGAGCAGCTACAGCGCCGCCCGCGCTGCGATGCTCACCGCCTGGCGTTTTTTCCGTGCCCGCCGCGATTGGCTGGCTGGGAATTTGTGTCAGCCGGTCTATGAGTTGTTTCTGGCCGAGGCGGTGGCACGCGGGCGTATTTCAGCGCCGGGGTTTTTCGCCGATGCGGCGGTGCGGTCGGCCTGGTGCGGCGCTGAATGGGTGGGCGATGGGCCGGGGTCGCTGGATCCGGTCAAAGAGGTGGACGCTGCCGAGAAACGCGTCAAGCTGGGCACGTCAACGCTCGAGGCGGAGTCGGTGCTGCACGATGGCGTTGGCTGGGAGGGCAAGCACGCGCAGCGCGCGAAGGAAGTGCGCATGCGCAGGGCCGCCGGGCTGGATATTGAGCCTACCTCCGAGCGCATCACGACCGAGCCTGTTTAGCCCGTAGCGCCGGAGAATCAATAAAAAAGCCGTACCCGCATTCAAAAATTTGTGACAGTTTCCCCTGATATTGTCACAACTTTCTGGGCAATGATGGCCGCACGATGGAGATGCGGCCTTGAAAATACTTGATGTACTCACCTCGCCCTGGGCGATTCAGCCTTCCAAGCTGATAGAGATACAGGCGATCTACGCCACCCACCTGCGTGGCGAAAAAATTGATATTGCCGCTGTGGAAAAGCGCATCGGCGCGTCGCTGAATAATGAGCCGCAGGGCTACGATATAAACCAAGGTGTTGCCGTAATCTCTATGCACGGCATTATCGCCAAGCGCATGAATCTGTTCGCGCAGATATCCGGTGGGGTTTCGACAGAGCTGGTGGGGCGCGATCTGCGCGCCGCGCTGGAAGACCCCTCCGTGCACAGCATCCTCCTCGACATTGATTCGCCCGGCGGCACCGTTGACGGCACGCAGGCCCTGGCGCAGTTGGTGCTGGCCGCGCGTGAAGTCAAGCCGGTATATACGCTGGCCGACGGCATGCTGGCAAGCGCTGCCTACTGGATAGGCTCGGCGGCCAGTGGCGTGTACATCACCGACGGCACCACACAGGTCGGCAGTATTGGCGTGGTGGCGTCGCATGTGGATGTTAGCAAGCACGAAGACATGATGGGTTACAAAACCACGGAAATCTATGCCGGGAAGTACAAGCGTGCCGCCAGCCAGTATGAGCCGCTCACGGACGAAGGCCGCCGCACGATTCAGGACGAGGTGGACTACATCTATTCGGTATTTGTGGCGGACGTTGCCGCGCAGCGCGGCGTGTCCGAAAACCGCGTGCTTGCAGACATGGCTGATGGCCGTGTGTTCGTAGGCGCGCAGGCGATTGCGGCCGGGCTGGTGGACGGTGTTTCCACGCTGGATACGCTGATCGCGCAACTGAATAGCAATCGCGGCCAGGGCGGCAGCGCACATGCAATTCCAACTAACCAAACACGAGGAAAAACCATGAACATGAAAGCAACCAGCAAACCCGTGGCAGAAGACGGCGACACGTGCACATTGGACGACGGCAGCGAGGGCGTGATGCGTGATGGCGTCTGCGTGCCGGCAGATGATGGAACCGAAGTGCCGGAAGCCGTCCGCGCCGCGTTACGCGCCGCAGGTGCACGCGCCGAGCGTGAGCGCATCCAGGCCGTTGAGTCGCAGCTCATCTCCGGCCATGAGGCGCTGATCAACGCGCTGAAATTCGACGGCAAGACCAGCGGGCCGGAGGCGGCTGTCGCGGTACTCAACGCAGAACGCAGTAAGCGCGCCCAGGTGTTGACCAGACTGCAGGGTGATGCGCCAGCGACTGCCGCGTTTGCCGCCGCACCGGCTACCACCACCGCCCAGGTTACGACTGACGAAGACAACCAGCCGCTGGAAGATCGCTGCAAAGCGACATGGGATAAGGACGCGAACCTGCGCGCCGAGTTTGGCGGCAAGCTGGAGCGATACGTGGCCTACGAGCGGGCGAATAAAAGCGGGCGTTTGAAGGTGCTCGGCAAAGGCGCCTAGGCATCGCAAAGGATCACCCTGACTAACAACTTACGAGGAAATTGACATGACGACACTTGCAGCCAACTCCCCCCGCAGCTTTGAGCTCGGCACGCGAAACGAATTGCCGGTGATTGCGGCGGATATCATCTACGAAGGCGCGGCTACCGGCGTTGTTGCGGCTAGCGGTCACACCCGTCCACTGGTTGCCGGTGACCGCTTCGCCGGTTTCGCCGAAGCCAAGGCCGACAATTCAGCCGGGGCCGCCGCCGCGATCAACGTGCGCCTGATCAAGAGCGGCGAGATAGAGCTGGCCGTTACCGGCGCGGTGATCACGGACGTGGGCCAGCCGGTCTACGCCACCGACGACAACGCTTTCACCTTCAACCCGGTCGGCGCCAGCTTTGTCGGTTTCGTCAAGCGCTTCGTGTCGTCTGGCGTGGTGGTGGTCGGCTTTGATGCTGGCGTGTACATCGACCCCTACGGCGATCGCAGCGTGAAAGAAACGCTGTCTGCCAACAAGACGCTGGACGCACAGGACAGCGGCAAGGCGTTTTTTGTCGATACCGATGCAGTGGTCATCACGCTGCCCGCGATCGCCGCCGGCCTCGGCGGCGTCAAGATCGTCAACATCGCCGCATTCGGCGTCGCCAAGGTGTCGATCAGCCCAGACGCCGTCGACATGATTCTCGGCCCGGATATGGCGGGTGTGGACAACAAGGATCTGATCAACACCAAGGCCACCGCCAAGCGCGGAGACTACGCCGTACTCGATCTCGGCGATGCCGACGGCTACGTCGTCACCGAACTGGTCGGCACCTGGGCCGCCGAAGCCTAATCCGCCCACTCCTGACAACCCCAACGAAAGGAACTAAATCATGGACCAGTCACTACTCACCAGCCGCGCCGTACTCGGCATGTATTACGCCCGCCTCGAAAACCCGAACAACGCCGGGTGGATTGACGGCGTATCCAACCTGTTCGGCAGCGATCAGGCCTCCGAGCAGTATCCCTTCCTCGGCCAGGTACCCCGCATGCGTGAATGGATCGGCGGACGCAGCGCGAAAGGCCTGCGCGGCAACTCCCTGACCATCACCAACAAACATTACGAGGCGACGCTTGAGCTCGCAATCCGTGATATGCGGCGCGACAAGACAGCGCAGATTGAGGCCCGTATCAGCGAGTTCGCCGAGGAAGGTGACGCACATTGGGGCACGCTGCTGTCAGCGCTGATACTGGCCGCACCGTCTGCCGTGTGTTACGACGGCCAGTATTATTTCGACACCGACCACGCAGAGGGTGATTCCGGCACGCAAGACAACGATATCACCGTGGATATCTCCGCGCTGCCTGCCGCTGTGCACGGTGTTGTTACCGCGCCGTCGGTGGAAGAAATGCAGCAGGCGATACTCAAGGGTATCGCGCAGACGCTGAGTTTCAAGGACGATCGTGGCCGGCCGATGAACACCAACGCCAAACGCTTTCTGGTCACCGTGCCGGTCGGTCTATACCTCACCGCCGTTGCCGCCGTGAGCGTGCTGACCACGGCCGCACTGCAACAGAACCTCAACCCGAACATGATCGCCGGGCTGGTGGTTGATGTGCAGATGATGCCGGAACTGACATGGACCGACAGCTTTGCAGTATGGCGCACCGACAGCCCGATCAAGGGGTTGATCCGCCAGAACGAAACCAGCCCGCAGGTAAAGCTCAAGGGTGAAGATTCCGAGTATGCGTTTGATAACGACGCAATACAGATCGGCATCGACGCCTGGCGCGCGGCAGATTACGGTCTTTGGCAGCGTGCCTGCTATGTAACGATGGTCTAGGCAACGGCCTGTTGCGCATGAATACCTACGCAATTACCGGCACCGCTGTGCATTTGCACAGCGGTGCGGTTCGTTTAACGCGAGCACAGGCGGCCGTGCGCATGCACGCCTTGTCTGCGCTCGATAACGACGAGTACGCGATCATCCGCCCGGTGGCTTTCAAGCGAGGCGAAGAAATAGGCTATGACGGCGACATGCCGAAGGCGCTCGCCGCCCTGATGGAGCCTGCGCCCGCGCAGCACCCGGTGCAAGACGGCACCACCCCACCCACCGCCCCGCCTGTTGCAAAACCGGCTGGCAAGTCGCGCAAGAAATTATTCTGATGCCATTCGCCGAAACCCTCTCCGACTTCATCAACGCCGATACGCCGGGCTATGTGCTGGCGACGGTCGGCGGGGTGGCTACGGCGGCGCTGTTCGAGGGCAGTTATGTGTCGGTGCTGGATGTTGACGGCGTGGGCGCGGCGTTGCATGTGGCAAGCGCGGATGCATCCGCCGTAACGCACGGCACGGCTGTGGTGGTGGATAGCGTGAATTACCGCGTGGCTGGCATGGAGCCGGACGGGCACGGCATGACGGTGCTGCGGCTGGAGCGCACCTGATGGCCAACCATGTGCGCCAGCAGTTGCGCGAGGCGCTGGGCACGCTGCTCACCGGGCTGACGACGACCGGCAACCGCGTTTATCAGTCGCGCGTGCGGCGCTTGTCTCCCGCCGAATTACCCGCGTTGCGTATCTACACCGACGGCGACGATGCCGAAACAATCAGCATGGGCCGTCCGGCAGCGCAGGACCGCATCGTTGAAATTCGCGTCGAGGCGGTGGCCAAGGCCTCCGACAATCTCGACAACACGCTAGACACGATCTGCAAGGAAGTCGAGACCGTGATCGGCAATAACCCGACGCTTTCCGGCAAGGCCCGCGACTGTCTCTACACCGGCGCCAAGATTGATTTGCAGGAGAACGGCGACAGCCAGGTGGGCGTCGCCACCCTGAGTTTCACCGCCGACGCGCAAACGATGAACAACGCACCCGACACTTTAATTTAGGAGATCCGCATCATGCCAAATGTAAGCAAGTGGTCCAATGTTGCCGTTGCCATCCAGTCGGCCTTGGCGGCAGCCGATACGATTACCGGCATCACCAAGGCCAGCCCCGGCGTGGTGACAGCCACCGCGCACGGCTGGAACAATGTCGATTACGTGAAGCTCACCGTGCAGGGCATGCACCAGCTCGATGCCCGCGTGGTGCGCGTGGCCAACGTGGCCGCCAACACGGCTGAGCTGGAGGGCGTGGATACCACGCTGTTTGACACCTTCACCAGCGGCAGCGGCGAGGTGGTGACGTTCGGCACCACGCTGACTACCGCCACCAGCATCACTGCGAGCGGTGGCGATTTCGATTTCATCGACACTACGACCATTCACGACAGCATCAAGAAACAGATACCCGGCATCGCCTCCCCCGCCACGTTCTCATTCGACAACATTTGGGACGTGGCAGACGCCGGCCTGATCGCGCTGCGTAACGCGTCGGACAGCCAGTCGCAGTGCGCCGTGCGCTTCACTTTCGCCAACGGCCAGAAGTTGGTGTTTAACGGCTACGTGGGCGCATCGCTGCTGCCCACCGGCGGCGCGCAGGAGAAGGTCGGCACCAGCGTGGTGATTACCATGTTCGGCAAGCCGACCGTGTACGCGAGCTAATCCGCCATGTTCAAAATTACAGCCAACCCAACGTTTAAGGCCGATGTCAGGCTCACCGTGCCGGGGCAGGAAAGAGACTGCAGTGGTTGAGGTTGACGTTTCGGCACAAGGGCCGTGCTGAACTCAAGGCCTGGCTGGAATCCACGAATGGCAAAACCGATGCCGCCGCGCTGTTCGAGATTATCGTCGATATGCCGTTGTCCGACGAACACGGCAGCGAAATGGCGTACAGCCGCGAACGGCTGGAGCAATTACTTAACAGTTACCCGTCCTCGGCGCAGGAAATTACCGTTGGCTACGTGCTCGCATTAACCGAGAGCCGAGCAAAAAACTCCGGCGGGTCGCTCGTCGCTTAATAGCGGGCGGCCCGCAAAAAGCAGAACCGGGCACCCTGATTGCCGAGCTTGAAGCCCTGGTCGGCAATCAGGGCGAGGCAGACGAAGTCGAGTTGTGGCTGGAAAACGTGCCCACGGTCGAGGTGTTCAGCGCCATGGGCACGCAGTGGAATACCGGCATGGCTGGCCTTACAGGCCTGCGCTACGAGGCACTGCCCACCGTGCTGCGCCTGCTGAACGTATCGCGCGGAGAGTCGGGGCGATAGTTTTCCAAGGCCTGCGCGTGATGGAGGGCGAGACGCTTAATCAGGTGAGGGATCAATAATGGCCGCCGACACCTAAAACAAAAATCATTCTCGAAGCCGACGACCGCACCCGCGGCGCATTCAATTCTGCCTCGCGTGGTTTGAAGGGTGTTGGTGACGCCGCCTCGAGCGCTAACAGACTGCTGGCAGCTTTCGGCATTCGGGGGTTTCTGTCGCAGGCCTGGCCGCCTTTATTTCAAAAGGCATCAATGCGGCCGCCATGCTGGGCGATCTATCGACCCGCACCGGCATCGCTGTCCGGTCGCTGGCAGGCCTGCAACTGGTGGCGAAACAGTCCGACACCAGCATCGAGGCGCTGGGCAAGGGCATCAACAAGCTCGGCATTTTCATGGTGAACAATGCCGCCGATGCAAAGAAGCTCGGGCTGTCGGCCAAAGACCCGCTGGAGGCGTTTATACAGCTTTCCGCTACCATTTCGAAAATACCCGATGTGCAATTGCGTAACGCCGCAGCGAATCAAGCGCTCGGTAAAAGCTATGAGGAACTTCTCCCTGCCCTGCTGCAAGGGCCGGAAGCCTTGCGCAGGCAGATCGAGAACGGCCAGCAATATAACAAAATCACCCAGGCCATGGCAGATGAGGCCAAGAAGTTCAAGGATTCGCTGGATTTGCTCGGGGTGGGCTTGACCGGCGTGGCGTCAACGGTCGCCGGGCCGGTGGTAACAGCGCTGAATATTCTGATTGAGAAATTTCGCGCGGCGCGGGCAGAAGGCGACGGATTCTGGAAGTCTCTCCGCGATGGGTTTGTGGCGAGCGCCACCACCACGGGTACGTCCAGGGAGGCGATTGAAGACAGGATGGAGTTTCTCGGGCGCAGAAAGAACGGCGCCGAAAAATTGCTCGGTATCCCGTTCTTCCCGAACAAGGAAGCAATCAGGAAGGACCTGGCCGGGATAGAAGCCGAAATCAGAGCCAGCACCGCCAGGCTTGAGCTGCTCAATCGTGAGACCTATGGAAAAAAACCACCACAGGATACCGGAATTTCAGCCGCCGTCTGTCGCGCGCGTGGTGGAGTGTGGGCGAATGGCGAGTGTGAAATCAAAAGCGTTGATACCGGGCTCGCCGCTCAGTTAAAAAGCAACGCGGATTACGTCAAGAGCCTGCAGGAGCAGGCCGCGCTGCTGGGGTTGAACGCGATAGAGGCGGAGCGTTTCAAGGCCGCACAGCGTGGGCTAAATGCCGAGGAACGGCTGGCGGCGGACATCGCGCTCACGACACGCGCCGATTTCGAAGCGGAAGCGCAGCACCGAAAAGACCTCATTGAAGCTGACGGCAAGGCGCTGGCCGTCACCAGTTCGCTGAAAGATCGCGCGCGCGCTATCGCCGACCAGTTGAATCCGCAGTTGGCGCTGAATACTGCACTCCAGCTTTATGGGGAGCAGCTTGAAGCCAACAAGATCACGCAGGAGGAATACAACACGCTGTTTGACGACAGCATCGGCAGGATGGTGGAGCAAACAAAAACCGCGACGGATGAAATGTCCGAGTTCGCCAAGCAGGGCGCGCGCAACATGCAGTCGTCGCTGGCTGATTTTCTGTTCGATCCGTTCGAGAAGGGCTTGGCGGGAATGGCTGAAGGTTTCCTGACTACGCTACGGCGCATGACGGCGGAAGCGGCAGCGTCGCAGATTTTCGATTCGCTCGGCGGTAATAACGTTGTCGGGTCATTTATCAGCAGCCTATTGCCAGGGTTCGCTGATGGCGGTGTTCACAAGGGCGGTTTGCGCCTGGTGGGCGAGCGTGGGCCGGAGATTGAGTACACCGGCCCGTCGCGAATTTTTAATGCGACACAGACCAAGAACATGTTGGCTGGTAGCGACGGCGGCAATACGTCCATCGTCATCAACGTGGACGCCAACGGGTCAAGCGTGCAGGGCAACGGGCAGAATGCCGCAGAGCTTGGGCGGCGGATGGGCGATGCGGTGCGCTCGGTGATTATTCAGGAGAAGCGGCCGGGCGGGCTGCTGTCTTAATGCCTACCTTCTCCTACGTTCCCGCCCCCGGCGCTACCGAGACCACTGAGCCGCGCGTGCGCGTGGCGCAGTTTGGTGAGGGCTACGCGCAGCGCGTGGCGGACGGCATCAACAACCGCCCGCGCTCCTGGGCGCTGACGTTCAACCGGGCCGCGGCTGATATTGACGCCATTGCTGCATTTCTTGAGGCACGCGGGGGCACGGAGTCGTTTGACTGGACGCCACCGTCGGGCGCCGCGGGCAAATGGCTGTGCCCGGCATGGTCGCGGCCGGTGCCGTCGAGGAACGTGCAAACGATCACAGCGACGTTTGTGGAGACCTTCGGCGAATGATCGCGTCCGACATCCAGAAGCTCAACCCCGGCAAGATCGTTGATCTGTTTGTGCTGGATACAACCGCCCTGGGCGGCGCGGTTGATCGCTGGCACAACGGCGTCAACGAGCTGGGCAATGATCTTGTATGGCAGGGCAACACCTACGCGCGCCTGCCGATAGAGGCCGAGGGGTTTCAAAAAACCGGCAAGGGGCCGCTGCCCCGCCCAAGCGTGCGCGTGGGCAATACCTCCGGCCTGATCGGTGCGCTGGCGCGCAGCCTGAACGGCCTGTCCGGCGCGGTGGTGACGCGCAAGCGCACTTTTGTCAAATACCTCGATGCGGTGAATTTCGCCGCTGGCAATCCATTGGCTGATCCGAATGTTGGCTTCCCGGACGAAATATGGTCTGTTGACCGCAAGGCGGGCGAGAACGGCGTTTTTATCGAGTTTGAACTGTCCGCAGCGTTTGACGTGGCGGGCGTGATGTTGCCGCGCAGGCAGGTAATCCAGAACGTGTGCACGTGGCAATACAGATCGGCTGAGTGCGGTTATGCGGGCGGGCCGGTGGCGGACAAAAACGACGCGCCCACCAGCAGCGCAGCGCTGGATGCCTGCGGCAAGCGCCTGGCTTCCTGCAAGCTGCGCTTTGGTATCTATGGGCAATTGCCTTATGGCGGCATGCCCGGTGCGGGGCTGACACGATGATGGACCCGCTGCTCGCAGACATCCGCGACCACGCCGCGCTGGAATACCCGCGCGAGTCCTGCGGCGTGGTGATCGTGCGTAACGGCAAGCAGCAGTATGTGGCGTGCCGCAACATCGCCGAAAAAAACGAGCATTTCGTCATCCACCCGGAAGACTACGCGCAAGCCGAAGACACCGGCGCGGTGACGATGATCGTGCACTCGCACCCGGATGTGCCGCCGATGCCTTCGCAGGCTGATCTGGTGGGCTGCGAGAAGGCGGGCCTGCCCTGGCTGATTGTGAATTGGCCCACCGGCGCGGTGCATGAGTTTCAGCCGAGCGGCTACAAGCCGCCGCTGTACGGGCGCGAGTTCTCCCACGGTGTGCTGGACTGCTACACCTTCATACGCGACTACTACCGCGACGTGTTGAGCATCGACCTGCCCGACTTCCACCGCCCGGATGACTGGTGGCTGAAGGGCGGCAACCTGTATCTGGACTACTTCCCCGACGCCGGATTTGAACAGGTGGATGTGAACGCGCCGCGCGAACATGACGTGCTGCTGCTGATGCTGGCCGCGACGGTGCCGAATCATGCGGCGGTGTTGCTGGCCGATGGCCGTATCGGCCATCACCAGATGACCCGCTTGTCGACGCGCGACATATACGGCGGATGGTATCGCAAGATCACCACGCACGCGCTGCGCCACCAGAGTCTGCTCTGATGGTCACGGTGATGCTCTACGGATTCCTCGGCCAGCGCTTCGGCAAGGTGCACCGCTACGACGTGCGTTCGCCCGCCGAGGCGGTGCGTGCGCTGTCGGTCACGCTGCCCGGATTCCGCAAGGCGCTGCTCGACGGCGGCGCGTACCGCGTGCTGGTGGCTGGCAAGGAGGCGCTGCCGCTGGAGCGCGTCGGCGATCCGGTGTCGGAGCGCGAGAGTATCCGCATCGTGCCGGTGGTGGCGGGCGCACGCGGCGGCCTCGGCCAGATACTCCTGGGTGCCGCGCTGATTTTCGCCGCGCCATGGGTGGCGGCGGGCGGCACGGGGCTATTCGCAAACGCCATCGCCGCCGGGAAAATTGCCTCTGGCATCGGCCTCAACCTGGTGCTGGGCGGTGTGTCGCAAATGCTGTTTGCGCCACCCAAGCCGCAGGGCACGGCGGAGCGCCCCGAAAACAAACCTTCGTATGCCTTCGACGGCGCGGTGAACACGGCCGCCCAGGGCAACCCGGTGCCGGTGCTGTACGGGCGGATGATTGTCGGCTCGCAGGTGATCAGTTCCGGCCTCGCGGTGGAGCAGATCGCATGAAGAAGCTCGACCAGATACGCGGCGCGGGCGGCGGCGGCAAGGGTGGCGGCGGTGGCGGAACCGCGCGCGTGCCGGTGGAGGCCGCTGACAGTCTGCGCTCCAAACAATTCGCACGGGTTATTGATCTGGTGTCTGAGGGCGAGGTGTTCGGGCTGGTGGATGGCCTGAAATCGGTTTATCTCGACGATACGCCAATCCAGAATGCCGACGGCAGCTACAATTTCGAGGGCGTGACGCTGGTCACGCGCAACGGCACGCAATCACAGGATTACATCCCCGGATTTCCTTCCAGCGAGGCGGAAACCTCGGTAGCCGCCGAGATCAAGGCGGCCACACCCATCGTGCGGTCAATTACCAACGCCAACGAAAACGCCGCCCGCGTCACGCTTTCAGTGCCCGCATTAAAGTTTCAGGACCCGAGCACAGCAGATATCTCCGGCACCTCGGTGCAGATCGCCATTGACGTGCAGGCCAACGGCGGCGGGTACGTGCAAAAGCTCACGGATACCATCAGCGGCAAGGCCAGCACCACCTACCAGCGCGCCTACCGCATCGAGCTGACAGGTTCCGCGCCGTGGGATATCCGGGTGCGGCGCATCACGGCAGACTCGGCGCAGAGCAACCTGCAAAACGCCACATGGTGGGGCAGCTACACGGAAATCATCGACGCCAAACTGCGCTACCCGAATTCAGCCCTGTGTGCGCTGATGGTAGACGCGCAGCAGTTCCGCGCGATACCGCGCCGAGGCTATGAAATGAAAGGTCTGCTGGTGCGCATCCCCAGCAACTACAACCCCACCACCCGCGCCTATACCGGCGTGTGGGACGGCACCTTTTCGATCGCATGGACCGACAACCCGGCGTGGTGTTTTTATGATCTGCTGACCGCAGAGCGCTACGGCCTGGGTGCATTTTTATCAGCGGGCCAGGTAGACAAGTGGACACTGTACCAGATCGCGCAATACTGCGACACGCTGGTGCCGGATGGATTCGGCGGCATGGAGCCGCGCTTTACCTGCAACCTGTACCTGCAGACGCGCGAAGAAGCCTACACCGTCATCAACAACTTCGCCTCGATCTTCCGGGCGATGGTGTACTGGGCAGGCGGCGCGATTACCGCAGTGCAGGACGCGCCTTCCGATCCGGTCGCGCTGTTCACGCCGGCCAACGTGATCGGCGGACAATTCAACTATGAAGGCTCCAGCGCCAAGCAGCGGCATACCGTCGCGCTGGTAACGTGGAATGACCCCGCCGACCGTTACAAGCAAAAAATTGAATACGTGGAAGATGAGGGCGGCATCGGAATCTACGGGATCGTGCAAACCGAAATCATCGCCATGGGCTGTACCTCACGCGGCATGGCGCACCGTGCCGGTGATTGGCTGCTCCAAACCGAGCGCACAGAAACAGAAACCGTAAATTTCCGGGCCGGGTTGGAAGGGTTGGCTGCTGCGCCCGGCGAAATCATACAGACCTCAGACCCGGTGCGTGCCGGTCAGCGCATGGGTGGGCGCATTACCTCGGCCACGGTCGCCAGCGTTGTTCTGGATGCATCCATCACAATAGAAAGCGGCAAGACCTACACCCTGTGGGCGGTGCTGCCCGACGGCAGCGTGGAAAGCCGCACCGTAACCACCGCGCCGTCCACTACCGCCACGCTCGCGCTTGCGCCCGACTTCACCGCCGCGCCGCAGGCCATGTCCATATGGGTGCTGGCCGCGTCCGATCTGGTGCCCGAAATGTGGCGCGTGCTGGCGGTGGAGGAGGTAGACGACACGCAGGCACAGATCACCGCACTGGCATACAACCCCGGCAAATATGCGGCGGTAGAGCAAAACCTGAAACTGGAGCCGTTGCAGATCAGCACCCTCGATGCCACCCCCGGCGTGCCGATCAATATCACCGTATCCGAGGCGCTGTACATTGTGTCGTCGTCGGTGGTGGGCAACCGCATCACCGTGGGCTGGAGTGGATCGGCGCAGTATTACGAATTGCAGTGGCGCATCGTCGATGGCAACTGGACCACGCTGAGCACGCCTGCCTCGTCCATCGACATACAGCCCGCCAACGAAGGTAATTATGAATTCAAGCTGGTCGCCATCAACGCCATCGGCAGGCGCTCGGCTGTTGTCACCGCCACCAAAACCATCTACGGCCTGCGCGCCATCCCGCAAAACGTGACCGGGCTCGGCCTGGCCGCCATCGGCGGCATGGCGCATATGGTATGGGATCCGGCAGCGGATGTGGATAAGGACGTGATTGTTGGCGGGCACATGCACCTCCGGCACACGCCAGAGATTGCACTACCAGACTGGAACAGCGCCGTGGACATCGGCAGCCAAATACCCGGCACCGCAACCACGGCTACCCTGCCGCTGCTGGCGGGTACCTACCTCGCCAAATGGTTTGACTCCGGCGGGCGCGAAAGCGCAACCGCCACCGGCGTCAGCACCACCGCGCCCAACGTGATGGCTCTGAATGTCGTGGAAACCGTCACCGAGCATGCCGCGTTCGCCGGGCAGAAAACCGGCGTGGCGAAAGTGGCGGGCGGCATCGTGCTGGATTCCGCCGAGACCATCGGCGATCAGCTCGGGCTGATGTCCACCTGGCCGGCATTTTCGCAACTCGGCGGCGGCATTGCCCCGAGCGGCGAATATCTATTCGCCGGATCCGTCGATCTCGGCTACGTGCAAACTTCGCGCCTCACCGCCGCGCTCACCGCGCACGGCTTTGATGCGCTTGACCTGATTTCACAGCGCGGGCTGGTATCCGCATGGCCGTCCGTGGTGGGTGAACTGATCGCGGATGTCGGCTGCAAAATATACGTACGCACCACCAATGATAATCCGGCAGGCTCGCCAACCTGGGGCGGGTGGAAGGAGTTTGTCGTCGGCGACTACAGCGCCCGCGCCTTCCAGTTCAAGGCCGTGCTTTACAGCGATTACTCGGCGCACAACGTGCTGGTGTCGCAGCTCGCCGTCACCGTGGATATGCCAGATCGCATCGAGTCCAGCAACGACGTGCCGAGCGGCGCAGGCACCTACACAGTCACCTACACCCTGCCCTTCCGCGTGTCGCCAGCGGTCGCCATCACCGCGCAGGACATGGCAACAGGCGACTACTACGAGTTGACCAACAAAACCACCGGCGGACTGGACATCACATTTCGCAATGCCGCTGCCGCCCCGATATCAAAAACATTCGACTGGATGGCAAAAGGATATTAAATGAAACGCAAAACCACCAAACAGACAGAAGCGCCAGCCGCCGCGCCGCCTGCACCCGAGCCACGGCATGTTGCCGTGCTGGCAGAGGACGGCAGCCTGATGGGCTACACCGACGTGATGGAGCCCATACCAGGCAAACACATCGAAGTGCCGCACGGCTGCGATCTCGCCCCCGGCAAATACAAGTACAACAGCGCGAAAGGGTGTTTTGAGCCAGCCATCAACAAAGGGCCGGATTCACTGGCGGCGATTGCCGTAGGTTTTGCCACTGTTCACGCAGCTGGCATAACACTGCCGCAGATCACACTGGACTGGATAGCGCATGTCGAGCGCCACCTGCAGAGGAGAAAAGTTTAATGGCACAGCATGATTACCAACTCGCCGACCAGAACGGCCTTGGCTTTCTGAATGATGTAAACGATCTGGCGACGGCAATCGCCACACGCAACAGTGGCGCCACCGAGCCGGCGGTTAAATTCCAGTTCATGGAATGGCCCGACACCACGTCCGGCTACATGAAAGTGCGCGACGCCGCCAATACTGGCTGGCTGATTAAACACAAGCTGTCGGAAGGCGAACTGGCACTGCTCGCAGGGTCCCTCACCCAGGACTTCGCGGCGCAAAAACTCACGCTTTCAGGCAGGCTGCATGAGCCGAGGAGTACCGTATTTCATAAAACCGATTCCGCCCTTCCTGCCTTCACTAAAACCGGCGCCGGCACTATCTCTGTATTGGCAGGCACGGCCGCGATGGTGGCGGGCGTATTGGTGGAGTTCGTTGCGGATACCGCAGTCGCCATGCCCTCGCTCACTGCTGGCACGGACTACGCGATCTATTTCTGCACCGATGGCACGGTGCGCGCGGATGCCAACTTCTCCGCGCCGACCGGCTACACCACGGCCAACTCGCGCAGGATCGGCGGATTCTACTACGCACCGGGCGGCAACGCGGCGGCGCGAGCAGGCGGTGATACAACGCCGGCCATTAATGCGCGCTCAATTTGGGATTTGAGGTGGCGTCCGGCCTGCCCCGATGCGCGCGGTATGGCCTACGAATACGGCGGATTTTGGGCGGACTGCTGGCCGCTCAACACCGACCCCGAAACAAACGGCACGAGTAGGTTCAACGCAACGATAGCCGACGGAGCCAGCCCGCCTAAAATCCATACAAAATTCGGCGGCGATGGAACCACGACTTACCCGGCCGGAAACTGGTGGGATCTCGCGGAGTGCCTGCGCGCATTTGGCAAGCGCCCCCCGACTTACTCTGAGTTCGCGGAACTCGCGTTCGGCTCCACCGAGGCCTCGTCCGCCGGAACCGACCCTGGCACCTGCATTTTACGTGCTGCCTACACATCGCAATCAGGGATATTCCTCGCCACCGGCAACATGTGGATGTGGGGCGACGAGTTCGGCGGCGGAGCGGCGGCTGCTGCCTGGGAGGCGAACACCGGCGGTCGCGGCTCGACCTATCAAATGGAAAACGCCGTGCGATTCGGGGGCGGCTGGGCCGCCGCGGCGGATTCCGGGTCTCGTTCCTCGCTCTGGAATGCCTCGCCCACGGACTCGGCCGACAGCATCGGGGTTCGCGGCGTCTGTGACCACTTGCAGCTTGATTGATCGGGCGCAAGCCCGATCTGAATACTGATGGACGTAATTCAGGACGCATCGCAATGCTTCCTTGGAGGATAAACATGCAATCGCAATTAATTAATACCCGCGATGACCTGGACGCCTGCATCGGCACCCCGCGGCACGCTGAATTTATCGCGCTGCTTAAAGGTAGCATGGCGCGGCGAGCGGACACCGCCGTGTACCCGGAGGGCTACGGTCAGCCCGGCTACACCGGCCCCGCTGTCGAGCCCGTATGGACGGAGGTGGAGGATTTGACCACGATTCAGCGGCTTGGGTTTACCAAGGAAGAGATTTTGGCGCTGTGACACTCTCAATCATCAAGTGGCTGGCCCTCGCCCCGGTGGCGATGCTGGCTAACTTTGTTGGCTACCTCGTCGCGCCGTTTGTGGTGCTGTTTGCCTCGGCTGACGGGTGGCTTCCGAAGTGGCTGTGGTGGTTCCAGACGCCTGACTACTCGCTCGATGGCGACTACGGGTGGATGTTCGAACACTGGCAGTTCAGGGATAAATTACCGCGCTGGCTGGCTGAATATGTTGGCAGAGTAGGCTGGCTCTGGCGCAACAATGTTTACGGTTTTGATATAGATGTACTCGGCGCTGTCGCACAGCCGGGGTATGTATTCACGATCAAGGGCGATGCCGGCGTATCCAACCGTCCGCTGGTCGCGGGGCTTGTATTCCGCATAATCATCAACCCCGACGGCAAGGTTTACTGGCAACTCTACTCCGTCAAAGTGCGCGATGAGAAATACTGCTGGCGAATAAATCTCGGATGGAAACTCTGGAACATCAAGGACGGCGTGAGCAATCAGATGGTGGTCTCTGTCAATCCTTGGATGGGGTACATGAGGGCGCGGGCGTGATTCTCTGCTGGTTGGATTTCGCCATGGGATTTGTCGCCGGTGTTCTGGTGCTGTCGGCGGGTGTTTGTGTATGGGCGTGGCTTGCAGAACGGCGTGCAACCAAACGACTGAGGGCTTACTTATGATCAGGACAGAACAAAAACACAGTCAGCACTGCACTGACGCAGCATGTCAAGAGGCCGCCGACCGCGCTGTACGAAAAGTGTTTGCCATTTTGGGGGTGGACGTTGACAAGCCCGAATCGGTGGAGGAATTCCGCGCTGATCTGCGGTTTGGAAAAAAGCTACGAAAAGCGGCCGACCACAGCGTGCTGGTGTTTATCGGCGTCGTCGTCGTTGCGATGGGCGCGGCAATATGGGCTGGGGTCGTTGCAAGTCTGTCATCAAAAACCGGAGGGTAAGACATGACAAAGCGAAAATCTGCAACCGCAAAAAAACAGCCACCGCGCCGTGCGCGCGCAAAGCCACAGCAACCGGCGCAGTTCGAAAGCTATATCGCTGGCCAGATAGAAAGCGTGCAGTCACTGTTGCGGCGCATCGTGGGCGAAGTGGCGCGCCAGATCATCAACGCGCCCGCGCACCTGCAGGCGCTGCTCACCGGCCTGCGCTTTTGGTGTGTTGGGCACATAAATTTATGTACCGCGCACATTAAATCCATGCGCCTGTGGGTGTTCTGGTTCGCTGCGCTGGCCGTGATCGGCTGGTATTTTTTTACCGACCCCTCGCACGGCGCGGAAACGCTGGTGCGGCTGCAATGGCTGGCGTGGGTGGCGGTGGCCGCCGGGCCGGTGTATCTGCTGCGCCGTGCGCTGATGGACGGCGCGCGCAGCAACACGGCCTACAAAAAGGCCATGCGTACCAGCACTGGATCAGGCTTGGTATTCCTCGGACTGTGCCTGCTCACCGGGCTTTTGTTCTTCGCCCTTGTTGGGCGTGCCGGTGCTGCTGTGCCGGAGCGGGCGCAGATTTATCTGCCGGTGCTGGCGGATGAGATCAGCGATCACTGGAGCGATCTACCTTTGCGCTCGGTGCTGGCGGCGCAGATCGAGCAGGAGACGTGTATCACGCTCAAGCACCGCTACTGCTGGTCACGATTGGCGCAATTGAAGACCTCGCGCGAGTACGGCTTCGGCATGGGGCAACACACCCGCGCCTTCCGCGCCGATGGCAGCGCGCGCTTTGACGCCCACGCCGAAGCGCTGGCGAAATACCCGGCGCTGGCCGGCTGGACGTTTGAAAACAGGTTTGATGCACGGATGCAGATCCGCGCCATCGTACTCGGCAACCGCGACTGCTACCGGCGCGTGACGCAACTCGGGCCCGACGCTTACAACGCGCTGGCCATGTGCGACGCCGCACACAACGGTGGCCTGGGCGGCATACTCAACGAGCGTCGCATCTGCGCGCAGGTATCCGGCTGCGATGCAAACCAGTGGTTCGGCAACGTCGAAAATCACAGCCTCAAAAGCCGCGTCAAGGCCGGCGGCTACGGCATGAGCTGGTACGACATCAACCGCACCCACGTGCGCAATGTCATGATCACGCGCCGCCCGAAATACGCCGCATGGTTCAGGGAAGCGTGACATGTGGCTGCTCGCGCTGAAAATCATCAAGGGGCTGTTCGCCACCAAGGCCGGATTGATAGGCATTGGCCTGGCCGCCGCCCTTGTCGGTGGTGCCTGGCTGTATCACAGCGGCAAGGTGGCCAAGCTGGAACTGGCGCAGGAGCGCGCAGAAATACGCGCCAATCTGGCCGAGGCAGATCTGGCCCGGTCGGAGAAATACGCAGCAGACCTCAAGGACGAGCGCGACGCCGCCGAGGCTAGCACCAGGCGCCTGCAGGGCACGCTCGCAGACATCGATACCCGTCACCGTCCGGCCCGCCAACGCATCAACACCGCACCCGCCAGCGCCGACGGCCCCCTGGCCCCAGTGCTGCGCGACACCCTGCGAGCCCTGCGCCGTGAATGACGACAACTGGCTCAAGGAATTCGAGGAAGGCAAGCAGGCCTGCATTGACCATTACGCCGCCGTGCGCGCCGGCACGCGCAAGCTGGAAGACGTACCCCCAAACCCCTACCCAAAGCCGTCGCACATCTTCGCCAGCGAATGCGGCCCCTGGCATAACTGGAACCACGGCTGGAATGTCGGCTTTTATGACTACAGCAACGAGGGCGCACAATGAAAACCATCGCCATCATCACCCTGGCCCTGCTGCTCGGCGCCTGCGCCACCCCGCCCCGAGCTGTGCCGCCGGAACTGGTGCGCGTGCTGCCGCCTGCATCGCTCACCGAAACCGAACCGAAACCGCAAGCGCCTGACCCGGACGCCTCCACCCAGCGCGACGTTGCCGGGTACATCATCGATTTAAGCCAATGGGGTGAGCGTGCTACCGCCCGCGTCAACGAAATACGGCAATGGGCCGAGGGGAAAACCACCCCGAAATAAACAGGAGGTGCCGCATGTCACCGCTTAAACTTTTGCTCTGTATCGCTGCCATTCTGACCACGGCCTGCGCGCCAGCGCCGGTCTTCGCGCCCTTCCCCACCCACCACCAGATGCAACTGCGCCCCGAGCCTGCCGTCAACAGCCTGGGCCAACCCATCATCAAACTCAAACCCCAACGCAGCCCGCACAACTGGCTCAATAGCGAGGTGACACCATGAAATTTGCCCACGATATGCCTTATCTAGCCATGGCGGTCGCCCTCGCCATCCTGTTATTCATGCTCACCGGATGCGCTACCCCGCCGCCTGCGCCGGACAGCACCACCGTCGCGCACGGCAATACCGCCCAGGTCAGTTACTGCCAATTCACCTCGCTGAAACTATGCGAAGACCATGGCGCCGAGTGCGTCGGCGGCGACACCCCCGCGCAGGCGCAAGCCAAACTCAAAAAGCGCCCCAGCGCCGTCGCGCCCATCCCGGACGACATGGGCATCCACGGCGAGGCCTATATCTACGTAGCCAACAGCGGCAAACACATCTACCTGGAATTTCGCAACGGTCGATTGTACTCCGCAGCACTCGACTACCTGGCCTGGCTAGACAGCAACCAACGCTGCGGCGTGGATACCTGACGCCTATGCCGCCCGCCGACGCAGCGGCGGCAGCGTCACCCACCGTTTAACCGCTAAAGTGGGGATTTCGCCGCAACGCCTTGGGGACGCCACCAATTCCCCACTAGAGTGCATGCGCACTCTGTAGTGGATGCAGCACCCGGCGCGGTCGGTGTCGAGGGTGATCCTCTCGATCAGGCCCCGCAAAAAATCCTTGAGGTGTTCCCGGCTGATGTCGGCCATGTTTTCCGCCATGGCGCGGAGCATGGCGCGCACGTCGCGCTCGGTGATGCAGCGCATTTTGTCGGCCATCTCGGCGGATTTGGCTGCGGCATCTATGTGGCCCAGGGTGGCGTCGCGTTCGGTTTCCAGTGATTCGATTTTGCGCAGGAGTGGCGCGGGCTGGTCTGTTTCTGATAGCAGGTCGGTGAGTTTGCTGATTTTTGCGGTGAGGGCGCGGATGTGTTTTTGGGCGGCGTCGATCTCGGTACGGTCATCGTGAGGCGTTGAGGCCTTGCGGGCCTTGGCGAGCAGTGAGGCGGTGAATTTATCGGAGGCGAGGTCGGCGGCGACTTGTTCGACGATGGCGGTTTCGAGGGTTTGCGCGTTGATGTTCTTTTTCCCGGCCCGGTAGTGTTTGCCGCCGTTGCCGTGCCAGGCGGATCCGTCGGATGTGATGAGCAGGCCGGTCAGTAGGTAGTCGGCCTTGGTGCGGTAGTGTTTGGCGCGGCCGTTATCGAGGCGGGATAAGATGGCCTCGGCTTCGGCCTCGGTGATGAGCGCCTGGTGGGTGTCGCGCTGGATGATCCACTCGCTGCGCGGCCTGCGCTTGTTGCCACCCTTGTACCCTTCCCGCGTGAGTTCGTTGTGAACATTCCAGACGGTGTGCCCGGCATAGGTGAGGGCGTTCCACTCGATGCCTGTCAGTGTGGCGCGAGCGATGTCGAGGCTGAGATCACGCGCGAGGCTGGTGCCGGGCAGCCCCGCCGCCCTGCCCTGCAGGTAGGTCGCTATTTTGCGGGCGTCGCCGTTGGTCACCAGTTTTGATTTGGTGACGGGCGCACCGTCGCGCACGGTGCCGGTGGCGGTGTGTTCGAGTTTGTAGCCATAGGGCGCGCGCCCGCCGGCGCGGAACCCCTGGCGCACGTTCTCGGCCATGCCGGCGAGGCCTTTTTCGCGCGACATGAAACTGTGCACCTCGTCCATGGCATGCAGCACGGCGGGGAGGATGATGGCTGTTATGCCGTCAAGGTCGGGCGTTTTGGCAAAGACGACTTCGACGCCGTGCTGGGCGGCTTCGTGCTTGAAGAAGTGGGCAACGTACTGGTTGCGCGCCAGGCGCGAGGTGTCGAGCATCAAGACCGCCTCCCAGGGGCGGCCTTTTGCCTTGATGTCGCGGATTAAATTCTGGAAGCCGGGGCGGTGTTCGTTTTTGCCGGATTCGACGGCATCGACGTATTCAGCCGTGATCAGCAGGTCGCGGGTTTTCGCCAGCGCCCGCAGCTCCCGGCGCTGCGCGTCGATCGACACGTCGCTCCTGTCGCGAGACGATCTCAAGTACAGGGCGGCGCGCTTTTGTTTTGTCATAGTGGTCGAGCAGCATTTTCACGGCCAGCGTGGCGGCCAGCTCGATGTCGGGCTGGCCGTGGGTGGTTATTGTTAATCCCTTCCGCGCCATGGGTCAAGTCTGCCCGGCTGGCTCAAGGGCGATGCGGGCAAGCGCGCCCTGGGTGCCGAACAGCTTGATGGCGCGCTCGCCGTCGGCGTGGGGGATGATTACCGTCAGCGACAGGCAGCCGCTCTTGCGGGTGCTCAGGCGCCCGACGGTGACGGGCAGGCCTGCCAGCGTGACCGCCTTATGCGCCAGCCTGCGACACAGCGCGCAGCAGTATTTTTGCCAGGGCTTGCTGGGCGTGTACGGCGTTTGGCACGTTTCGCAGTACCGCTCGCCGGGCTTGAGGTCGGCGCGTTGCTCAGTCATGCGCTGGATGCATCCGGATGAATGTTTAACGGATACTCACCCCACGTTCTGCCATCGAGTACACGGCCAGCGGCTTTTTTGCCGGTACGGCGCATAAGTGCGTCACCGCGACGGAAATGACCGTCATTGTCACCGACCGGCTTGACGATACGGACGCGATCAGAGCGCATGTCCGCGCCGAGGTCACCGCCAGGCTCAACATAAGTTGGAGCCCATTCACCCCATTGCTTAAAGAAAAAAGGCACATCGGCTGTGGCGCATTGATCGCACAACGATCCGAACCAATCAGGATGCGACGGCCGCGCATGAGGGCCTGACTCGCCGCCGGCAACCACCCAATCCAATTTGCTGTAAGTGGGTGCCACCGGCATGCCGCCATCGTGCATGATGTGCACATGTCCGGTGAGCGCGTTGAGCCAGTAGAGATCACCAAGATCAATGGCGCACAAATTTATGTGCTGGAGCAATGGCTCGGCGCTTATCCATCGCACTGCTGCTGGTGTCTGGAGCAGCAGCGGGATGCGCGCTTCGGCGGTGGCTTGATCTTCCACGCTGACACCGAGCCAGACGTTTTTCATAAGCGTCATTGGGTTGAATCCCGGCATACCGAAAGGCGATAAATACAGCGCCTCGCGGAACCGGAGGCGCGAACAAAAATCACGCATACGCTCTGGGCGCTTCGTCAGCACCTGGAAAGTATGGCCGCTATACCCACTCTCATGGCGTATTCTACCGCCGCCAGCACCGCCCTCATAAGTAGCGGCGCGCATGACATCAAAAACCTTCAGGATGAACTCATCAGGTACATCCTCATGGAATAGGTCGCTCATCGAATTGACAAAGATCATGCGCGGTTTGCGCCAGCGCAGCGGAGCATCCAGCCGCTCAGGGTGGCAGCGCACATCGGTGAAGGCGCGGCCAGGGTAAGGGCGCTGGAATATGCGCTCGGCGTAGCAGTTCTTGCAGCCGGCGCTCACTTTCGAGCATCCAGTAACAGGGTTCCATGTTTCGTCAGTCCATTCAATGCTTGTTTTGGTCATGCTTCACCGTGCTCAGGCAGTCCGGCGTTTTTACGGCAGCCCTGCGCGAGTTTTGTCAGGCGTTTCCTGGCCGCTGGCGTGAGGGTTACAGACTTTCCGCCAGGGGCGGTTATGGTGACGCTCTCGGTTTCCGCCTGCGCCTGGTCGAGCAGGCTGAGTTGTTTGATGGTGACGGATACGGGCACTTCCTCGTTGATGAGGTTTGGGATGCGGCGCATGGCGGCTTCAGGCGGGCGCACTGCGCTGGCGGAGAAGTCTATTTTGATGACGTGATCCGCGCCCGGCGTGATGTGGAATTTGCGCGCGTCGCAATCTTCCAGCGTGACGCCGCCGAACGCGACGGTGCAGCCTTCGATGATATTCTTGGGCGTGATGGACTCGATGCCGGGGAAGCGCGGCATGCCTTTGTCATCCCACAGGGCGGCTTTGATTTCCTCCGCGTCGCCCAGCCCGAGCAGATGCTTGAGTAGTTCTGGCGTGCCACGCGCGCCGGTAAATTTGATGTCGATGGCGAGCACGCGGTTATCATCCGGCCCCTGCTTGCGCAGGTTGAGATGGGTGATTTCGGCGCGGCTGTTGATGATTTCAGTCATGGCGTTTGCTCCTTGATGTGCTTCTTTTTGAAAAACTTCCGGTGGACGCGCATGCTGGCGTAGATGCCAACGGGGCCGCCGCACAGAAATGCGGCGATCTCGACCAGCCCGGCGCTCGGCGCGAGTTTGAGCACGATGATGTTCCCCACGCCGATGCCGAAGCTGGTGAAAATGGCCGCGACGGTGTGCCCGCCGTTGACGTTGAGGCTCTGCATCCCGAGAAAAAATACGAGCACGAAGGTGCTGGCGAACAGCGCGGCGGCGTTGAGGATGTCGGGTGTCATTGGTTGGCCACCGCCCACTTGCGCGCGCGCGCGAATATCTGCGACAGCGTGGCGTATGGAGTTTTTGTCGAGCGCGAGCGCCCACGCTTGATCAGGTAGCGCTGATCAGGCAATCTTGCGCAGTTGAGGGTGAATCGTTTTTCACCTGCCCTGACGCTGATGGTTATGTCTGATTTACAAGATGGCATGATTTTGATTGCGCTCTATAAATTGTGTTTTCTAATGCACGGCATGGGGTCTACTTCTAGTTGGGCGTCTTCAGGCGCTCCAGTTCGGTGCGCGTCTTCCATAGCGCCTCCAGCACGGACAGCATCGTCTCCGCACAGTGTTCCGGCTCATCTATCAGCATCGGCCCATCCGTAGCTAGGCGCTCCGCAATCATGTGCAAGTGCCGCGACGCGCTGCATGTGTTCTCCGGGAAGTTCCGCGCCCGTTTCACTCGCCTGCGCAGGTTCTTTAGTCTTGCCTTGTCGTCTTGATTCATGCTGTTTTCCTCGGGCATCACGCCCAACAATTGCATCGAGCGGGACCGTCCTACAGCGGCGTTCCGCCGCTTCCGTCCGGCCCCTCATGCGATGCGTTAGGGCGCTTGAACTCAATGCGCTCTCCGCCCTCGCTGATATGCACTTCGTATTCCGGTGCAATCATCCCTTGATCTATTTCGTCGAAGTCCGGGGACATTGCCATGTATTCCAGCGAGTCGGCGTGGTACATCATTTCGCACCGCACGATAATGCAGCGACCCATGATTTTCCGCGCTATTTCTTGGTCGCGTTCTACCAGTTCTCTGCTGATTGCAAACCTGCCGATTCTTCGTGTTCTCATTTTTCACTCCTTAATTAAACAGCGCTCTAACCCTGCATTCAAGCGGGACGCGCTAAAGCGCGCCCCTTAATTTATCGTTAGAGGGCTTGGCTCTGCGCTGATTAAACTGCCGCCAATATGCCTTGTTGGCTGAGTCGCACAGATCGCACCTACACCCCTGTCTAAACATCGCTCTAGTTCCGTGCTCGGTTGTCTTATTCCAAGGCGCTTGGCCTTTTCTTGCCGCGCCGGCCTTCCTGCCGTTTTCTCTCAACACATCTTTCGTAACCCATGTCAGTGGCGGCGCAAGATTGCCGTTTCTTATTGCCTCGCCCTTCTTTGAGTAAACCTTATGTCCGCTTGGTGATTTCTTTGCCCTCGGGTTCCTCCCGGCACTTAACGCGCGAAATGTTTCACTCAATTCAGGCGCGCAAATGCTTTCCGTAAATGTCAGCCCAAGCAAGTCGCGCAATTCTCTCGTTGAGACACTGTGCATTTGTTGGCAATGCAACGCGATATTCTTGAATCCGCTCTCCCCGCACAGCGGGCAGTCGCCTCGCAATACGGCGCCCCGCATTTCGGCCTCTTCCTCTTTATTGGCCGCGCCAGAGCGTAGCAATATCAACCGCGCTTCTCCGGCATTAATGCAGCGCGTGCGCCTGGCGGCCCGAGCATCTTTTTGTTTCTGTCCCATCAAAACAGCCCTCTAACAATTCGCCCAAGCGGGACCGGGCAAAAAGCCGCCCGGCCCCTTAGCTTGATCGTTAGGCGTCATGGTGTCAGCACGCCTTGGTGAGGCTTCCGTGCCAACCGCAGCGCTTGTCGCACCCAATGCTGGCGGTCGGCTGAATTCATGCGTTTGGCGCTTCCATGCTCTCACCAATCAGTACGAGCAAATCATAGGCGTCTGAATACGCTTTGCTTAAATCCGGTCCTTGCTTCATGGCGTTTCCGGTTTCAGGTAACTTTCCGACTTCTTGAACGAGTAGAAATAGGGCCTTCGATAATTGCTCAAGCACAATATCTCTTCGTTCAACCTCCCCGTTCAGGTGTAAAATCTCTTCCTGTACACTCCGAAAATGTTCAGCATTTACCATTTCAGCCTCCATTAAGTTTTTGCGCCCAACAAGGCGCTGGATATTTTCACCTTGGGGTTGCCGGGGATGCGGGCCATTTTTACGGCCTCGGCCTTGGCGAGTATTCAGCGGTTGCGGTTGTACTCATGGGCCGGGAATATCTCAGCGGCGGTGGTGAGTATCCGCGTCCATTCGGTGTCGAGATCAGCGATGCAGCGCGTGGTCATGGGTGGCCTCCATTCTGTAGAGTTCAAGCCGCAGTTTCTGCTGTTGTGCGATGAGGTGGCTACGGCGGCGCTGTCGGTTTGTTGTTGCCGCAGTTGTTCGATGCGGAGTTCTGTCAGCCGGATGTGGTCGGCGGCGATTGCGGCCGCGCGGCGTTCGGCCCACGCGCGCAGGCGGGCTTTCAGTGTGGATGGGAATTTCATGCCGCGCACCGGATGGGGAAGATTCGCAGGGTGAAATTTGGCACGTCGCCGGCGCCGTCGGCGGTGACGATGTAGGTGAGGGAGTTGTCGGTGCCGCGCGTGTGGAGTTTGTAGCTGCAGCCCATGGCGACGAGGGTGCGCAGCAGGGTTTCACTCTGGTATGCATGCTCGCTGGTGAGGAATATGCAGAAGATTACGCGCAGCGGGCCGGGGCTGTCTTTTATGGGCGCGGCGGTGGCCTCGATGTTGAGGTCATGCGCGGCCAGGACGTTGCAGAATTCCTCGAAGCGGGCGATGCCGGCGGCGGCGGCATCGAGCGCCTGGTATGATTCGGTGGCGATCTGTATGACGGCGTGTTTTGCGAGGTCGAGCAGGCTCATGGCTGTTGATCTCCGGCGCCGTACATGAGGCGCATGACGAGTTTGTCGAGCAGGCACAAGACGATGCCGGTGGCGGCGAGGCCGCCGACCAGCAGGATGAGTTGCGGCATGATGTCGGTCATGGCTAGTCCTCAATGAGTGGCATCTGGGGTTGTGGGCGCGGTGTTTTGCGCGGGTGTTTGGCGATGGCGCGGGCGGCGATGCGCAGGGTTTTGCCGGCCAGGCTGTCGGCCAGCGCGGCGGACAAGGTGGCGAACCGGGTGCGCAGGTGCGGCGCGGCGGCATAGACGCGCTGCATGAGGCGGTACTGTTCGGGGCTGTGGTCGGCGGTGGTCATGGGGCGCGCGGCGGTTCCGGCACGAGCAGCGCCATGAGGGCGTCCAGTCCGGCGGTGTCTTCGATGTTGAAGCCCACGCCGCCGGATACAGGGAAGTACACGCAGTCGCAGGTGACGGCGAGCACACGGTCGGGCAGCCGCCCGGCGCCGTCCCAGTCGTCCAGCACCGTAGTGCAGCCGAGTGCTGCGGCCAGTTCAGCCGCCCGCTTGGTTTTGCCGATGCCCTGTGGCCCGCAGAGTACGTAGCTGGTCATGCTTCCCTCTCCTCCGCCGGGGTTGATTTTGGCGGCGATGGGGGGATAATAGTCGCAAAGTATTTTACTTGTCAATACTAAAGTAGTATTTTTTGCTATACTGCGACCAAGGCGCACTGGGCGCCGGTTATATCAGGAGGTGGGAGATGGGTAAAGCGGGTGATGTATGGCAGGTGGAGGTGCGCGACGACGGGGTGCGCTTTATGCGGCTGTTCGATGGCGCGCCCATCGAAACATACGGTGTGGTCTCAAAAGAGAAGGCGGCCGTTTACGCGGCGGCGATTACTCAGGGTTTTGAACCACCACGCGCCCTGTTGGGCCAAGGCAAGGTATCCGTGGATGATGTCGAGCCTTGCTCGTCAATCACGGACATAATTCGCGCGGTGTTGGTGATCGAGCGGCGTCCTGGCGGACTACTTTCAGTGTGATGGAGGTGATGAATGGAATTAACCACATCAGTTACCTGTGGCGGCGTTCGCCTTGCTCTTTCATGGCGAGCCGACATTGCTGTTTTGCAGCGGCAGTTAGAAGGCGGTGACATCGCTGCATCAGAGACATTGTTTGTGGCGACAGCGCCAAAGATGGCTCAGGAAATGACCTTACTGCTGGCTCAAGCGCATCGTAAATTAGACCAACTAATTCTTGTTCAGTCATGTTTGATTTCCCGTGCAGAAGCTGAATCTATAATGGAGGTGATGAATGGAAACGCAGCAAAAACTTAAAGACGGCATTGATGTTTTGCGCGGCTGCTCTGCGCGAGGCGCTGAAATCAACCCTGACATGCGGCGATGGTTCGAAGGGTATGCAAAGGCCTGCGATGACATCAAGCGCAGCGTGGTTGACGCAGCGTTCAGCGGGAGACCATTGCCCGTGCGGTTTCAGCCGCGCAATGAGTGCCTTGAACGTACACCGACATAGATTCATTTCGCGTTACGTTCCTGAGCGATTCGCCACCGGGTGAGTGCAGGTTGCCGCTAACGATGTCGCCGACTTCAATTTCACATGTGTCGGTAAGCTCGATTACGGTGTAATCGCCTGCCTCAACTTCAACGGCGAAGCAACCAGTGCGAGGATTGACTAAGGTGATTGTGCCTTGCATATAAATATTCCCACAATGTTAGGGCCACTCAAGTCCGGATACGTCGAAGGTGAATGTGCGATTGCCGTCTTGGTACAGCTTAATTTCAATCGTCACCTTTTGCGCCGCTCTGGCCGCTTTGAGGAATTTGTCATACCCACGAATAAAAATAGTGGTGATGCCGTGATCTGATGGCGGGGCGCCGGTGAATGTTCTCATAGGCTTATCGTCGAAGCGCACCGGGATATGGCACCCATCGTAGCTGTCGCACAGTATTTGCCCGGCCGTTAATTCTACAATTATATCGTTTCCGTAGCGCGGGTGTTTACGCAGCCTGAGTGTGGCAGTGACACCTTTACCATGCGGCCACTGTAGGTCGTGGCTGTTTGTACTTATGGTAGCTGCGGTGCGGATTTCTTTTCCGGTCATGTCGTCTGTCATGCCGCCCGGTATGTCCGTTGAATAGTGCCAGGATGTCTTTGGCTTTGCGGCGGGGTGCAGGTCAGCACCGCCAGACATTGAGTTTCTGCCAGATAATGCGGTGTTCTCCCTCTTTGCATCCTCTATGGCAATTTTGATCGCTTCCCACGTTTCCTTATCCGTCTCGTTTTCTGGCGCGACCGATAAAGGCGATGTTGGTGTGGGAGTGCTTAATATGGGCAGCAACCCACCAATCGTAAGCACTCCCGCGGCGATCAGAAATAAAATCATACAGCCGCCGGGGCGGTAGGGTTTGAAACCACAATGCGGGCAGGTGTCAGCTTCTGTGCTGATTTCTTTGCCGCATTCTTTGCAGTTTTTTAAAGCCAAGTCCTGCCCCTAATCGAAATCCAGCCGTAGTTGAATCGGCAACGTGATTATCTTAGCCGTCGGTGCCGTTGTTGTCATTGGCGGCGCGGGTGTGCTCGACGAGTTCAAGTATCTGAGTAACTTCTTTCACGGCGGCGTCCTTCACGTATTCGGCCTTGTCCTCCATGATCCGGCACATCGCTATGAGCTTTGGGTCGCTGGTGGTGTAGCCTTTGATTTCTAGCATCGGCGCCTCTCCCATATCCAGCCACGCAGGACGCACACCGCAGGCCACTGCGAGCCTGACTGTGAACGTGGAATTTTCAGATTCACCGCGCTCGATTTTCGAGATCGTGGCCTGTTTGATACCAGACCTTTCCTCTAGCTGTGCTTGCGTTATCCCAGCGTGTTCGCGGGCCATGCGTAAGCGTTCTCCAAACTGTGGTTCCATGGCCTGAAAACTACTAAAGTTATATTTTGCCGTCAAACTACTAGGGTATTGACACTTTAATACTGTACGACTATTATCCATCCCCATGAGCAGAGCCGCGTTACTTGAAGCTGTAAATCTGGCCGGTGGGCAAGCGGCGCTGGCGTCTGGCATCCGTGCGCTCATGCCGGAATCGAGAGTGGCTCAAGGCCATATCTCGAAGTGGCTCCTGCGGCAGTTGGCCGAAGTGCCCCCCGGCGAGTACGTGGTCGCCATCGCGCAGCACCTCGACTGGCGCATCACGCCGCACCAGCTCCGCCCCGATCTCTACCCCAACCCCACCGACGCCCTGCCGCCCGATGTCTCCGCGCGCCAGGAACAGGAGGCGGCAGCATGAGCAAGCCCGCCATAAAGATGCGGCTTGAGTGTTCGCCCGATGTGGAGCCGCTGTTGGCCGAATTGAAAGATATCGTCCTTCGGCGCGTTTCATTTCCCGAGTTTCGCAGCCCCCTTCTTGAGATCGTCGAGGCGTTGCCCGACGCTTTTGAAACCCTTCGGATCGACGGTGAGGATGGCGCCGCACCGGCAAGTGATGTCTCGCTTGTGGTGAAGTTCCGACAGTCTTTTCTTGATCTTGCGGCCACACTTCGTGCACTTGATCGTGACTTCGATGCTGGACGACAAGTTCATGGAGCCTCCGCGTGAAAGTTGACGGTGTGAGAGCTTTTAATCGTAGCACGGCGGGCTCCGTCTTTTTGCGGGGGTGCATGGCATGAGTTGGGTTAATACAGACCGCGAGCGCGAGGCGTACATAGAAAGCGTCCGGGCTGGACTCATGGCTCGCTGGGGCGGCGCGCGCGTATATTTGCCGCCGCCAGTATCGGCTCGGAAAGCAGGTCGATCGCTTCGCGCAGCAGGGCTTGGTATTCGTCGTCCATGCCGTCAGTGTCCATGTGCTCGTTGCTGCTGTCATACGCGGCAAGCAGCATCCTGCTCACCATTGCGGGGTCGGCTGCGATGAGCGGCAGCATGACGCGGCATACCTGCATCAGCGCCGTGTGCTGCGCGGCCAGTGCGCGGTGCGCGTCTTCGAGGCGGTCGATCCGATCTTCAAGTGTCATAAATCCTCCGTCGGGCAAAATGTTTTATGGTAGCAGATTGCCCGCCGCCCCCATCTGTAACCACGTTTTGAGAGGCGAGCCATGAACGTTTTAGACGCAGCACACCGTATCGCGCACGAGTACCCCGGCGGCGCCGAGGCGCTGGCCCCGCGCATGGGCATCGGGCCGGCGGTATTTCGCAGTAAGCTCAACCCAACCACTGAGACGCATCACCTGACACTGCGCGAAGCCGTGCGCCTGCAGCAGCTCGCGCTGCGGTATGACGTGCTGCACGCGATGGCCGACGAACTCGGCCATGTCGCCATTCCCCTGCCCGCGGTCGCGGACGGCGAGGTGGCGCACGCGCTGGCGCGCACCTGCGCCGAGTTCGGCGAGTACCTGGGCCGTATAGATCAGGCGCTGCGCGACGGCGAGGTGACGCCCAACGAACTTAAGCGGCTGGAAAAGGAGCTCACAGAAATGATCGCGCAAGCCGCGCACATGCAATCCCTGCTGGCCGGCATGTCGAGGCTCAAGGTGGTGGCGAAATGACCCTCACGCCCGCCGACCGTGAATTATTGCGCGAGGCCGCCGCGACGCTGGACGTTGAATCTGCCGTGCTGTTGCATGGTTATGCTACCCCGCCAGAGTATCGGGACTGGGGTATTTACCATGCGGAGCAGCAGGAGTACGACAAAATGAAATTTTTGGTATCAAAGTTGTACGCGCTGGCAGAGCGCGGAGAATTACTCTCTGCCGTTACTCCCTAGGCCGTAGTTTACCCCACTCCCCGCCCGGCGGATGTGGGGATTTTTTTACCGGACACCACCGAGAGGCGCTGATGCGACAGCTTGGCATTGAGGCGGTCGCGGAGCCCGATGCGCATGCCTACACCGGGGAGCTTTGCGGAGCTGGAAAACCGGGAAGAGGTTATAGCTAAACTCCGCTTTTTTTGATGCGAGGTAGTGGAGCAGTCCCACGCGTGGCTCATAACCACGAGACGCAGGTGCAAGTCCTGCCCTCGCTACCCTTTTAATCGTTGTGTTTTTGAGTGCCATGCATGGCCGATGCAGCAGACCGAGCCGGTGAATTGATCGAGCGCACGCAAGCCGCCGCGGAGGCGCGCATCTCGTCATCACGCACGGCGCTCACCCCCGCCGACAGCGCCGATGAGTGCATCGAGTGCGGCGACCTCATCCCCTCCGAACGCCAGATCGCCGTGCCAGGCTGCCAACTCTGCATCACCTGCGCCACCGCCCTTGAGCGCGCAAGCGCATGACCGGCCGCAAGATCAATTTCGATCTAATCAACGCCCGCGCGCTCGACCGGCTGGAGTCGCTGCTGGGCGGGTGGCTGCCGGACGGGAAAAAATCCGGCGGTGAGTTTAAGGCGCTGAATCCTACCCGCTCCGACACCAAGCCCGGCAGTTTTTCGATCAACCTAACCACCTGTGCGTGGGCGGATTTCGCGTGTGGCGACAAGGGCGGTGACCCGATCAGCCTGTATGCGTACCTCAACAATCTGTCGCAGAAGGATGCGGCGCTGGCTTTGGCGCAGCAGTTGGGGTTGGGTGATGCGCCAGCGCCAGCCGGTTCGGCGGTTGCGAAGAAAAAACCGCGCACGGACTTTGTGCCGATTCTACCGGTACCTGACGACGCGCCGCCGCCACCGAAGGCGCACGTGGTGCGTGGGTTGCCCGATGGCGTGTGGCGTTATGCTGATGCATCCGGTGCATTGCTTGGGTACGTTTACAGGTTCGCCACGTCGGACGGCGGCAAGGAAATCCTGCCGCTGACGTTTTGCGCGCACGCGGTGACGGGCGAACGTGAATGGCGGTGGGTATCGTGGCCGATGCCGCGCCCGTTGTACGGACAGGACCGCCTGCGCGCCGGCAAGCCGGTGTTGCTGGTGGAGGGCGAGAAGTGCGCCGACGCGGCGTGGACGTGTGACCGAGGTGCGGGCGGCGTTTGACGTGATCACCGTGGTCGGGCGGTGCGAAGGCATGGGACAAGACGGAATGGTCGGCGACCGCCGGGCGCGATGTGGTGATCTGGCCAGACTGCGACGCGCAGACCGACAAGCAGGGCAAGATCAAGCCGGAGGCGGAGCAGCCGGGCATGATGGTCGCAGAGCAGATTGCGCAGCGGCTGCAGGCGTTGGGCTGCAAGGTGCGCATCGTGAAGATTCCAGCGCCGGGCGAGAAGCCGGGCGGCTGGGACATCGCTGATGCCACTGCCGAGGGCTGGGACGGTGCGCGGCTGTTGGCGTTTATGCGCGGCAATTTACGCCCGCCAGCGCAAGCCACGGTGGCGGCACCGGTTGCCCCACGCACAGGCGAGGATGGGGGTGCTGACTGGTATGCGTCGCTGATCCGCAAGCGCGGTGAGATAGCGGGTTGCCCGGCCAATATCCTGGACATGCTGATCAACTCACCGGAATGGCAGGGCGCGGTCGGGTTTAATGAATTTTCGCAACGGATAGTCAAGTTGAAACCCCCGCCGTTCACTGACTCCATGGTCGGCGAGTGGCTTGAGACTGACGAGATCATGGCGACCATGATGTTGTCGCGTAAATTCAGCTTCACGCCCTCGGAAGCCGTGGTGATGAAGGCGATACAGGTGTTTGCCAGAAAAAACTCCTTCCACCCGCCGCGCGATTGGCTGCGCGGGCTTGTGTGGGATGGCGTGCCGCGCATTGATGACTGGGTGACGGATTATTTTGATGTGCCAAAAACCGACTATACCCTCCGCGTGGCCCGCTGGTTTTTGATGGGGATGGTGGCGCGGGTGATGCGCCCCGGCGTGAAGTTCGACTACTGCCTGGTGCTGGAAGGCTTCCAAGGCAAGGGCAAGAGCTCGGCGCTGGCGATTTTGGGCGGGGAGTGGTTCGGTGATACCGATCTCGATCTGTCCAACAAAGACTCCATGCTCGCTCTGCACGGCAAATGGCTGTACGAGTTCCCAGAGTTAGGATCATTGACGCGCTCTGATTCATCGAAGCAGAAAAGCTTTCTCACGCGGTTGGTGGATGAGTTCCGCGCGCCCTATGGCAAACAGATGATCAGTTGCCCCCGCCAGGTGGTGTTTGCTGGCAGCACCAACGAATGGGAGTGGAACAAAGACCCGACAGGCGGGCGCAGATTCTGGCCGATTGAGTGCGGCAATATCGATCTCAGTGGACTGCGTGACGCCCGTGAGCAGCTATTCGCAGAGGCACTGGTACGCTACGACAGCGCTGAGAGATTCCACCCCACCTTGAGGGAGCAGAGGGAATTGTTTGACCCGGAGCAGCTCAAGCGCGAGCAGCAGGAGTCGCTGATCGACGCGCTGCACGATTGGGTGTTCAGTATGAGCCGCGACTTCTCCATCGCTGATGCGGCTCACGATGGGCTCAAAGCCGACGCCTCGAAGATGACGCGAGATTTCACCACGCGCATCGGCATTGCTTTGCGCAAGCTGGGCTGCGAGCGTGTGGAAAAACGCAACGGCATGACGCGCTACTGGTACAAGCCTCCCGTCAGAAATGAGGCAACGTCCAGCGTTGGCACGTCCGTCGAGGAGGACGATCATGTGCCGTTTTAGCCCCGAGGTTAGGAAGGTTGGGCAGAGGTTAGGAACCCTGCAAGCCTTATGCGGCGCGGGGGTTCCTAACCTTCCTAACCTTCCTAACCTATTTCCCCGCCCGCGCGCACACGCGCGCATACGCGCGCGCACGCGCACGCACGTGTGTGTGTTTGTTGAATATAGGTTAGGAAGGTTAGGAAGGTTAGGCAAAGTCAGGTGCGGCGCAGGTTGCAGGGTTCCTAACCTCGGAGCGAGGTTAGGAAGGTTAGGAACATGGCCACGGTAAGCGGCGGCGGTGATATGCGGGCGCTGATGCCGAGGGTGACGGCCTTCATCGACGCGCTGCGGGCCGCATTCGGCACGCAATACATCAACCGGCAGATCGCCTTGGGCCTGCGCAATGGCACGTTCTACGCAAGCGAGAATGGGCACACGCTGGGCGTCGAGTCTTCGCTGGCCGGTCTGCGCGTCGTGACCGATGGCGGCTGGTGTGACTACGGTGTAGAGCAACGGGCAGCAGCAAGGGGGGCGAAGTGATCAAGATCAGCGTCAAGCACAACATCAACCGGGCGATCGAGTTTCTGGATGATGTTCAGAAAAAGTCAGTCCCGGCCGCCACCATGCGCTCACTGAACTACACGGCGCGCAAGGTGAAGGAGTCCGAGGAACGTGAGGTGCGCGACGTGTTCGACCGTCCGACACGCAACACGCAGGATGCGTTCTATGTGAAGCCTGCGACCAAGAGCAGACTGGCATCCGAGGTCGGGATCAAAGATAGCGCTGGCAAGAGCGTGCCGGCGAGCAAGTACCTGCTGGCACAGATCACCGGCGGCACCCGGAGGCTAAAACGGTTTGAGGTGGCGTTGCGAAGCGTCGGCGTGTTGCCTTCGGGCTATTGGGCGGTGCCAGGTAACGGGGCCAAGATCGACGCCCACGGCAATATGTCGGCCGGCCAGATTGTCCAGATATTGTCGTACTTCCGTGCCTTCCCTGAGTTGGGATACCGGGCCAACATCACCGACAAGCGCCGCGCGTCGTTGCGCAAGGGTAGCAAGCGCAAGCTGGGTTATGAGTATTTCGTCGGCAGGCCAGGGAATGGCACGCTGCCGCTGGGTATCTGGCAGCGATTCCACTTTGCCGGCGGCGGCTTCTCTGGTGGGCGCACAGCCATACGGCCGATCCTGATATTTGTCTCGCGCTCGCTGTACGAAAAGCGCCTCGACTTCGAGTACGTGGCACGCCAGACGATAGAGCGCGAGTTCGGCCCTGCCTTTGAAGCGCTGTTGGTTGATGAGATCGGGCGGGCGGCCAGATGATGCATAGCCACCTACTCCGCCGGGCTCAAAAGGTACTCCCACAAGATCCGCGCTACGGGTACTT